AGCGTTTACCCGTGATTGACCATCACGGCCATTTTGGCTTGGCAACCAATCTAGTAAGTCGTATAGAGAGTAGAGGTGTGTGCCCACACACTGTCTAGTTGATATACTCGTCACAGGGATGTGATAGTGGACAGCCCTGACCAGTGTTCTGCATGAACGACAGTGTCTGATGGCCCGGGAGGGGAAAACCACGGACATTGCCGCTCACAAGCTGGTTCGACTCGCTGACGTTTGACTTATGGAAAGACATACATGATATGGTACTATCAAATGGATCACAAACTCGTGAGGGATTCATCACCCGTTAAGCCTGATGATATGATCGGCGGCGAGAACCGTCGAAGTTTACGTGACACAGGGATTGCAGCCCCTTCTAACGGCAAGTCATACTTACTTTTACCGGTCGGTGTGCCAGCGAAAGCTGAGGTTGCGACTAGCGGTCGCAACCGGGTTGTGAAGTCTCTAAACAAGACTAAGCAGCCTTTGGCTAAAGGGAACACGACCCAAAAACGTGATAAGCCAGTGGATGCCAAACCACATAACAAAGAGAGCAGGCCTGGCAAGGCCAGTGGCAAACAGTCCAAGGGTAAAAGCCCGAAGACTAATAAGAACGTCAAGAAAGACGTCCTTGCCACTAAGATCAGTGATGGATTGAACAATTACAAGATGTCAACCATCTACGAAAAACTGATCTCGCGTCCGCAATATTCAGCTGAGAGTATTGCGCGGGCCAACATCTGGATTAATAAGAACATCAACAATATTGATCCTAGTCTATACTTTGTCTGCGAAAAACTTTGCGGAGATGTCGATGGACGTCTCTGTAATTGTTTAGTAGCTGGTAAGGTCGCTGACGTTATATTGAGCGAAGACCAGATCTCTATTGAGGATCCAGCTGTTGAAGTCGCAGTACCCCAAGACATGGGTGTTTTACACATCCGTGCATCTTGGTGGGCGCGACTTATATTTAACACCAGAGATAGCACCTATGATCCTAAGAATCTCATCAACCATGACATAGGTGACATCTATGATGCTAAAACGCACAGTCAGCACCACACAATCATACCAGACAAATTTGCCCTTGATTGGTTTTCCGACCTTTACACGCACCTCCGTGCGAATGCGTTCTGCACGTATCCTAGCAGGAGCATTAAGTTGGACCATATGCACAAGTTGGCTCTGAAATGGTTGCGTGAGGAGGACAAGTTCTCACCTTGTGACATGAAGCCAGAACAGCTAGCAGCTTTTCAGAGCGTCATTCAGAAGGTCACTGATGAACTTGACTCGAATCTCTTGTACGCTGAAACTGTCCCCAAGACCCGTAGGGAACGTTTCACTCGCCCGTGGCTTGAGAAGAGTCTGGGTTTTCCGATCGCCTGGATAGGCGGAAAACACAGCATGCCACGTTACCAGATTACCAACGCGAACGTTGCGACATCAGAGCGAAAATCCAAGCCAATACCACAACCCGAAACGACAGAACATCTAATGTCGATATTCGGCGAAGCCTCGCGCCTATCACCATACCAGGAATCGGCGGGGGCTTGTTGGGGGGGATTAAGCGCGGTGTTCCGACGTCTGCGAAGGCGCATCTCCGAAGTAAGAGCGCGGAGAAGTGTAGGAACAGTAGAGCAGTTCGATCTTTGCTCACTGACTCCTGTAAACTAGGCGACAAGTACAAACCAATGGCTCAGTGGAAGAAGCCAAAATTCTCCACCGCTACTGGTGACACCCGTTGTCAGCAGCGTACATTCAAACAACTCTTCGATATTCCGCGGTTACAGCGGAATCCGGTCTTAGTAATGAGAGGTTGCGCTCATAATGAGGCCGTTGCTCTACGCAACCGGTATCTTCTTGAAACCGAATTCGGTTTGTCATACAACTACGAAATGGTTGATGGCATTCTTGATGATTTAGCTTCCAAGTTGATACCTAACCTACATCCACCCATCACAGTCAATGACTTCATGGAGTCTAAGAAAGGCTCAATCAGGAATAGGTACGATAAGAGTGTGCTGCAGATACTAAATGATGGTTTCAAAACTATGGCTCCAATCACGGCTTTTGTGAAATTGGAGAAATATAATGAGACTGAAGAGAAAGATATCACAGGCACGATTCCACGTTTGATTCTGGGCCGAGACCCAGCGTTCAATGTGGCTTATGCGAGGTACACTATTCCTCTTGAGGAGGCTTTTCTAAAATTGCCTGAGGTGGCTAAGGGAAGGAATTTAAAACAACGCGGCGATCAATTTCGTGAAAAGGTCTATGGGGATTGGTATGCTGAGGTCGACTTCTCAAAGTTTGATTCTACTCAAAGAGTTGAACTTTTGGAACACATCGAGCTCGGCATATGGAAGAGAGTCTATCCTGAACAGTACGAAACGATACGCGACTTGTTTTATATAAAGAACATCAAGAAAGGCCATACCATGAATGGCTGTAAGTTCTCCTTCGTGGGATGTAGAGGTACTGGCGATATGGACACCGGCTTATTCAATACAATGGTAAGTTGGGTGACTGCTAGGTATTTCGAGATTATAAACAAGACTGGTTACTGCAACTTCATGGCAGACGGTGATGATCACATCATCAAAATACCAGTCGGCAAATCTTGTGTTAATACCTATCCATTATTTGGCTTAGATGCTAAGCTGGTCATCAAGAAGGATTATCATGACGTTGACTTCTGTTCATCGAGGTTCGTCATGATTAATCGCAAGGGGGAATTCTACCAAGTGCAGAACATCACCAAACTATTCAATAATGTTTCTACTGTTATCAATAAGAACTATGAGAATAGTCTTGGCACATATTTCCAATCTCTCGGTTATATGTATAGCACTTTATATCCCAACTTTCCATTGTTGACTAGCTTCTCGGGATTCCTTAAGAGCATTGGAACACCAAGGTATGTGTCTTATGAGATACTCGAGAAAATTAGCTACGGCCAAGCTAACGCTTTTAAGATGGGGCCAGTAAGTTTAGACGTGGATTATGACTTTGTTACGTCCGAACTATATATGTGTTTTGGGATCACACCACACGAGATGGATCACCAAATACACTATTTTAACACCACCCGTGTTGATCTTGAACAGCACGAAGACAAAGCACAAAATCGCTACGGTAAGAGGCTTTATCATCTTACCCGACACGATTACGACGTTTGTGAGACAATGTTACCATAACATCTCACATGAAGGAGAGGCATTATATCTCTTAGTTGTAGCCGTGGACGTTGTCCTATCCAGGCG